GATTTTTCTGCAGGTAGTGCTGGACGTACTATACCCACCCATATATTTACTGCACATGGGAATGGGTTTGGTGTAACGCCCTCTCCTAACAAAGCATACTCTGTCACATTTAAATATTTCCTTAACTACTCAGATATAGTAAACTTTGATGATGTAACTAGAATACCTGAGTCCTACGATAGCATATTAATAGATGGCGCATTGTACCATATGTATATGTTTAAAGATAACTTAGAAGCCGCACAGTCTTCTTACGAAATTTACATGCAGGGAATTAAGAACCTTCAGAGTTTGTATATAAACAACTATGAGTATATACGAGACACTAGGATTTCTAGATAATGCCTGACAAAATAGCTTCGTACAAATTAATCTGCGCGGGTGGACTTAACTCTAATGAAAATCATCTTGATTTATCGGAGAACTTTCCCGGTTCAGCTACTAGATTAGTTAACTTTGAGCCATCGTTATTCGGTGGCTATCGCCGTATTGAAGGCTTCTCTAAATACGATGCTACTTATGGTGAAGTATCTATTGCCTATGATGCAGATGGAACTTCTACAGGTCAGGGTCCAGTACTAGGAATAGCTATATATAAAGATGATAGCGATGGCTCTACTACTGTTATAGCTGCCCGAAAAGACATAGGTAGCGGGGGTAAGTATAGCTTTTATTATTATACTTCAGGAATAGGATGGAGAAAGTTTACACTAGATCACAGTGTAACTAGACCTATGACTGCTAATGGCCTTACGGTTTCTAAGATTAGACATGCCCAATTTAATTTTGGCGCAGGGAACACTATATGTTTTGTAGACGGTGTTAATCCAGCTATAGTATATAATGGTTCTCACTGGGAAGAATTAAAATCTTCAAGTGCTGGTGGATATTCCGCTGGAAGTTCTCATAACAGTGGAGCTAGTACAGGTGGTGGAGACTCAGTATTAAATGCTCCAGCTTTGGTTGATGTTTTTGAAAACCACCTATTCTTCTCTGGGCATGCTGCTACTAATGGAGCCATAGCCCATAGCGCACCTAATACTCCTTATGAGTGGGATGCCTCAGCAGGCGGCGGTCAGATAGTTGCTGGTTTTAATGTAAGCCAAATTAAACCGTTTAGAGATAACCTGTATGTGTTTGGCTCTAATGGAATTAAAAAAATAACAGTTACCGCTGCAGGCGCTTTTGTAATAGAAAATGTTACTAACAACGTAGGCTGTGTTGCCCGTGACAGTGTTCTAGAAATTGGTGGTGACCTGATGTTCCTAGCCCCTGACGGTTTTCGTCCGGTGGCTTCGACTTCCAGAATCGGTGATGTAGAATTAGAAACCTTAAGCAAATCTATACAGGCTACTTTAGTAGACGTTATTAAGAATAACGACATGGCAACTCTAAACGGGGTTGTTATACGCTCTAAGTCCCAAGTAAGATACTTTTTTGGCCCTGCAGCAACTGCCCCTGAAGACAGTGTAGGTATTGTAGGTGGATTAACTTCTACAGGGGGTTCCATTGAGTGGAGTTTTGGAGAACTACTTGGAATACGGGCTTCATGTTGTACGTCTGATTATATAGGTACTACAGAAGTAGTTTTGCATGGAGACTTTGACGGTAATGTTTACCAGCAAGAACAAGGTAAAGATTTTAACGGTGCTGACATACTAGCCATATATGCTACTCCTTATCTAGACTTTGGCGAAACAGAACAACGTAAGAAAATAAAAAAATTAAACACTTTTATTCGTGCTGAAGGTCCGTTAGAGATGTTACTATCGGTAACCTATGATTGGGGTGATGGTAAAGTACTTGGTCCTAGCACCTATACTCAAACATCCCGTGGCGCTCCTACTAAGTATGCAGGTAGAAATATAACCTACAATGCTACTGATGTTATATACGGTGGGGATGATAAACCAGTTATGACCTCTGATGTACAAGGCTCTGGATTTTCAGTTCAGGCACAGTTTGTTACCTTAGGCCAAACAGAACCATACTCAATTCAAGGTATGGTTTTTGAATATTCAGTCGCAGGGAGAAGATAAAAAATGGCAGGTTATGTACGGCAAAGTGCTGCGACTATAGTTAACGGTGCTGCTATTACGGCTCCACCTTTAAACGCAGAATTTAACCAAATTGTTTCGGCCTTTGCTTCATCTTCAGGACATGCTCACACAGGAGCAACCGGAGATGGTCCTAAAATTGCCTTGGCAACATCAGTAAGCGGCTTCCTGCCTCTAGTAAATGGTGGTGTAGCAGGTAAGAATAATTTAACAAACAGCGTACCGGGGGTTGGGGACGATAGTGCAGACGGATATGCTCCGGGTTCTATATGGACAAATTCAACTACAGGCCGTGTATACATCTGTGTTGGTAACAGCAGTGGTGCAGCCGTCTGGCGTGAGCTTGTGCAGGTCCAATCGAACAATGCTAGTGTACTTCCAGACGGAACTAATAACGTAGACCTTGGTTCTAATACCGTAAGATTTAAGAATTTATTCCTGAGTGCGGGAATTGCAGCCGCTGGTAACGTAGCCGTAGCTGGAACGCTCACCATGACAGGCGCTACGGCGCTTAATGATACGCTTACCGTTGCTGGTGTAACCGCCTTGAATGGCGGTCTGACTATGGACTCGAACAAATTTACAGTTGCCAATGGCACTGGAAATACAGCAGTAGCTGGCACGTTTGCCGTCACAGGTAATGCTACGGCTGGCGGCACTTTTGGAGTCACGGGCAATACAACAGTCGGCGGCACTTTGGGAGTTACAGGAAATACTGCACTAGGCGGTACTCTGGCAGTAACAAGCACATCAGCCTTCTCAGGCGCTATAACCGCCAACGCTGGCGTTGTTGTAGATAACATCACAATTAATGGCACAGAGATTGATCTCTCCAGCGGTGACCTAACAATTGACGTTGCTGGCGATATACTTTTAAACGCTGACGGCGGTGACATATTTCTACAGGACGGTTCTGCCACCTTTGGCTCCCTGACAAACACTGGCGGCAACCTGATCATAAAGTCAGGCACAACTACAGCCGCAACCTTCTCAGGCGCTAATGTAGACTTTGCTGGCACCTTTGATAGCACTGGTGCGGGTACGTTTGATAGCACTCTTGCAGTAGCTGGAGTTTTAAGCCCCGCTACCCATGTTGATATGCCAGACAATGCGGTTATTAAGGTCGGAACTGGTGACGATTTAGAGATCAGCCATGATGGTACTAACTCTCTGATTGCCAACAAGACAGGCGTTCTCAAAGTTGCTACCGAAACAAGCGGCATTGCAGTTACAATCGGACATACCACCTCTGAAGTTACTATAGGTGATAACCTAACTGTAGCAGGGAACCTCACGGTCACGGGTACTCAGACGGTGGTTGATACCGTCACTATGAACGCTGCAAATGCAATCGTATTTGAGGGCGCAACAGCAGACGATCACGAAACAACATTGACTATTGTTGATCCTACAGAAGACCGTACAATTAATCTACCAAACCAATCTGGTACAGTTCCGCTACTAGCGGCTGCGAGTAACGCTACAATATCTGCTACGCCAGCAGAACTGTCAATTTTGGACGGAGATACGTCTGCTATAGGCACAACTCTTGCAGACGCTGATCGTGTAGTTGTCAATGACGCTGGTACGATGAAACAGGTCGCAATGAGCGACTTTGAAACATACATGGAGACTAGCCTAGATACTCTAGCAAACGTCACCACAGTTGGCGCTTTGAATGCTGGTACAATTACTAGTGGCTTTGGTGCAATTGACAATGGTGCGTCTGCAATAACGACAACAGGTACGATTAACTTTGGTAGCCTAGCGGATGGCACGATCACAATCACGGGTTTCGTTGACGAAGACAATATGGCAAGTAATTCAGCCACATTAATTCCCACCCAACAATCTGTAGAAGCTCGTATCCAAGCAGTTAATGGTTCAGCCAATAACGTCAGTGGCCTTACAGCTACTGCAGCAGAATTAAATATTTTAGATGACGCCACACTGACAACAGCCGAATTAAACATCCTAGACGGGTCTGTTACTACTCAAGCTACGGTCACACTGCAAGCCACTGATGGCGTAGTTATTTCTGATGCGGATGTAATGAAACAGGCACTTGTATCAGACTTCGATACGTTTATGGCCTCTACTACAAAAACTCTGACCAACAAGACGTTAGCCTCTGGTTCGATAACTAGTGGCTTTGGGAACATAGACACTGGCGGTAGCACAATCACCACAACAGGGCTGATATCTGGCGGTTCTTTAGACATCGACAACGTACTCATAGATGGGGCCACAATTGGTCACACAGATGACACTGATCTTATAACCTTGTCTGATGGCGTAGTCACTGTAGCTGGCGAATTAGATGCTACTACCTTAGACATCTCTGGGGCCATTGATGTTGCGGGTAACTCAGTCCTAGCCAGCCTTGATGTAACGGGCGCAGTTGATATGGCGTCCACGCTGCAAGTCGATGGCGTAGCAACATTCTCAGAAATTCCAATCGCAAATAAAGGCCTATCAGTCAAAAACGGAACCACTTCCGCTGGCTTTGTACAGTTCTTCGAGGACAGCAATGATGGAGCTTCAGCCTTAAAATTAATCGCCCCTGCTTTGGCGGGAAACATATCAGTAACCCTGCCCAGCGCAGCGGGAATTTTAGCAACGATAGACGATGCAACTGCTTTAAGCATTGCATTAGGATAAGGATAAAAAATGGCTAATCTTTTTAAGGTTGTAACAAACGCAACAATGCCCAGTTCGGCTGGAACATCAGACGCTCTGTACACGGTGCAAAGTAACAAGGCCATAATTGTGTTGGGTTTGATATTAGCTAATGTCCATACGTCCCAAGTTACAGCCTCAGTCACACTTGTTAGTACAGTAAACCAAACAGGGGCTGCACAGAACGGTACTTCGTTCATTGTCAAAGATGTTGCAATCCCAGCGGGAAGCTCCCTGTCGGTTGTGGATGGTAAGATTGTGGCTAACGATTCAGACGTAATTAGAGTGGATTGCTCAGTCGCAGATAAAGTTTCAGCAACACTTAGTTACATGGAGCAAGACGTATAATGGCAGGTTATATAGGCACACAAGCTGTAAGTGTAAACACTACGTCAGCTACTATTACAGGCGATGCTAGTATTGGCGGTGACTTGTCACTTGGAGACAGTGACAAAGCCATCTTTGGCGCTGGGTCTGACCTTCAAATTTACCATGATGGGTCTAATAGCTATGTGGATGATGCTGGGACGGGCCGATTAATTCTTCGTGGTAATGATCGTGTAATGATTCAAAAGTACACTGGCGAGGATATGATTTCATGTCTAGTGGATGGTGCTGTAAAACTTTATCACAACAACGCCAAAAAGTTTGAGACAAGCGCTTCGGGCATAACAGTACTAGGCAATATAGCTAACGCTTCTGGTGACATGGCACTAGATACAGCTGGAGACTTTATTATTGATTGTGCAGGAAGCATTACCCTTGATTCTGATGGTGGTGATGTTCAATTTAAAGACGGCGGCGTATCAATAGGGGCTGTTATAAACAACAATAGTGATTTTGTATTTAGGTCTTTAGTTTCAAACAAAGATGTTCTTATTAGAGGCAACAATGCCGGTACTCCAATCACGGCCCTTCAACTTGATATGTCTGATGGTGGTACTGCCATATTTAATAATCAGATAAAAGTGCCTAATAGTAGTGTAGCTATTGGAGGGACCGCAGACAACGGATTTGAGCTAATGGTTACGGGCGGCGCCAAAATTACGAACGCTGGTAACGATTCTCACGGACAACTAAGGCTCACGGGCACTAGTAGTGGAGATTCAGAGTTAGTTATGAGTACTGCCAGTAATGAGCGTCACATTTATGTTGACGAAAGCGACTCTAACACTTTGCGTTTTTCTGGGGGTAACGGCAAAAACCACGCCTCCGATATGAAGATAAATAATGTAGGTAATCTAGCCGTTGGCGGTGCGCTTTCAAAGGGATCAGGCTCATTTAAAATACGTCATCCATTAGAAGCTAAAAAGAACACCCACTACCTTGTTCACTCTTTTATAGAAGGCCCACAAGCTGACAATATATATCGTGGAAAAGTTGACCTTGTTTCTGGATCAGCCACGCAAAACATAGACACCGTGGCGGGGATGTCAGACGGAACATTTGCAGCATTAAATCGTGAAGTACAATGTTTTACAACAAACGAGAGTGGCTGGACTGCAATTAAAGGTTCTGTATCAGGTAACGTGTTAACTATTACAGCACAGGAAGATAGCTGTACTGACACGATTAGTTGGATGGTTATTGGTGAACGTAAAGACCCTCACATGATGAGCGCACACACTGATTGGACTGATAGTGACGGTAAAATTATAATTGAGCCAGAGTTAACAGATGGACAAAAATCTGAAAACACAGAATATGACCCAGATTGCGGCTGTTAATTTTAGCTTCAATCTCAAAAGGATAAAAATACATGTCAGGATATATAGGCTCAACGCCAGTACCACAGGCTACACAACACAGGGAATCTTTCACAGCTACTGCTGGGCAGACTTCATTTGCTACTGCAGGATATACTCCTCAGTTTGTAGACGTGTACCTAAATGGTGTACACCTAAGTCCTGCAGACGTAACA